ATTCACACTTGGTCTTTACGCAGCATCACAATTAAAATTTGATACACCTGTTGAAATTCATAAATGGCTAATAGCATCTTTTCTATTTATGTTTTTTACAGCAAGTGCCTACTACACTAAGACAAATGACGCCAGTTGAAGAATTGTTCCAGTTGCTTTGGGACACGCCAAAGGATAAGTTGACTTGGTTTGCCATCAAGAATCGAATGCTGCAAAAGGAGAAACTATATATCAGCGAGGCGTACTACAATGCGTTTATCAATGCCACCAAAGGAATTGACCAAGAGTTCGAAGATTACCAAAAAGAAACCTTTAACACCAAAGAGAAATGAAAAACTGGATAGTAAAAGACGAGGACTACGGAAAGATTCAAGAGCAGGCGCAGTTCCTCCAGACGCTGCAAGAAATGATTTACGACCTATGTCAACAAAAGAAGGACGATATTAATACTGGCTTTAACCTTGGGCAGATATGGGCAATGGTTATAGACCAGGACAAGAAGTACGATGCGATTTTTCATTCAATTTTTGAAACCAACAAAGAATGAAAGACCAATTTATGCGGATAGCAATGGCCCGGTTAAAGTCCATCTATCCTTTCAAGCCACAACGCAGAGCAGTTGCTGCAAAGATGTGGGTAAGGTTCGTTGACAAGAATCTTGCTAAGAAGTCGGTCTGCGCTAATCACGCCCGATGGCAGGACGAAGAAGAGGAACTCAACAAGCGTATGAATATCATTGGGCAGAACGGAAACACCGGAGAGCATTATGAAGAATCACACTAAGGTTTACCTGAAGGCAATGGGGTTATCGCCCGTTGAGTTTATTTGCTGCGAGGTCTGCAACAGGCGAGCCGTAGACATACATCACATCGAACCACGTGGTATGGGTGGCAGTAAACTTATGGACACGCCAGAGAACTTAATGGCGCTATGCCGAGAATGTCACCACGAGGCAGACTTTGGTGTTGAGTTGTCAAAAGATTTCCTGAAAGCCGTACACCTTAAAAAGCTGAACAAATGATTCACATCATAACACCGTGTTCCCGCCCGGAGAACCTTTCAACAATAAAAGCAACCATCCCGGAAGAATGCAGTTGGCTTGTTGTTTTAGACGAGAAAGCAACAGGCGATTTCCCAACAGGAATTACTTACCTGCGTCCTAATGTCTCCGGTAGTTGGGGAAACCCGCTTCGCAATATAGGTATGGAGTTTATCCTTGCGCTAAAGGCCAAAAGAGGCGATTACATCTACTTTCTAGACGATGACAATATAATTCACCCTGATTGGCACAAAGCCGTTAAAAACCAATCCTATCCGTTTATCACTTGGGGCCAGGTATTCAAGAATGGCCAACCAAGACTCCACCCAACAAAGGAACCAAGAGTCGGCACAATCGATACTGCTTCTTTTATGGTTCGCTGCGATGCAATCGGAGACGTGAGGTTTGGAACGGAATACGAGGCAGACGGTCTATTCGCTCAGCAGATGGCAAAGTGGAATACCAAGACACTTGATGCCTATCTTTGTTACTACAACTATTTGCGATGAAGCAAACCAACGAGATAGAAGGGTGGTTCAATCACCAAAGCGCTTACGACTTCTTGTTAGACAAGGTTCCCTCAGGAGGCACGTTCGTAGAACTTGGTGCCTGGCTCGGTAAATCTTCCTCCTACCTATGCGACAAAGCAACATCCGATAAACAAATAGTAATCATTGATACCTGGCAAGGTTCGCCAAACGAATTAACCACAACACATAAGCTAGCGGTCGAGCAAGACATCTACGAGCTATTTGTGGAGAATATGGGTGAGCGTAAATACAAGGCAATTAAAGCAACATCTAAAACAGCATCACGCAAGTTCAAAGACGAATCCTTGGACGTGGTGTTTATCGACCTAACGCATACCTACGAAGCCGTAAAGGAAGATATTGCTCTATGGCTGCCAAAGGTTAAGAAAGGCGGATATTTAGCAGGAGACGATTACCACGAGAATTGGCCAGGTGTTATCCAAGCCGTAAACGAGATGCTAAACGGGTTCACCGTAATTGATGATGCTTTTATATTTCAAAAATGAAGATACTCTGCATTGGTGACCCGGACTCCGGGGTGGTGTACCACCGCATCTACAAGCCCTTCACTCTACTCAAGGAGAAAGGGCTTTTGGACTTTCAGATAATTAACTACAAGCAACCCATCCCTGAGGCCGATTGGGAAGGAGTTACTCACGTTATCTTTTCTCGTGCGCTTCCGTTCACCGGGGAATCTTTTGCAAACTTCTTTGCTATCTGTAAAGCAACAGGCAAAAAAGTAATAATCGACAATGACGATTGGTGGCACCTGGCGCTAGACCACCCAAGTAAAGCAACATACGATAAAGCAAACTTATCAGGGAGGATTGTAAACTCTATGTACTTTGCAGATGAGGTGTGGACAACCCAAAAGTATTTAGCAGATAAAATCAAGAAGGTAAACCGTAACGTACATATCATTCCAAACGGATTAGACCCCGCAGACCCGCAATGGCAAATAACCCGCCAAGAAGCAGACGAGGTACGCTTTGGTTATGTTGCCGGCATATCCCACCTTCCCGACCTTGTGCAAAACAAGATAGACCTTTCCCCTTACGAATCCTATGTTGCGGACATTGGTGGATACCCACAAGCCGCAAAAGCAAGATTCGCATTACAAACACAGTCACCAAACGAATACGGAAAGCTCTACCAGGCATTTGACGTTGCATTAGCTCCATTAATCCCAAGTGAGTTCAACAGATGCAAGTCCAACCTAAAGATGGTAGAAGCAGGGTTTGCGGGTTGTGCGTTAATTGTAAGTGATGTAGCACCGTATTCGCAACACTTGAATAAAAATAATTGCATTGCAGTAAAGCATAAAGGAGATTGGGCAAGTGCTATCAAGTACCTACATCAGAACCCAAACAAAGCAGGTGACATCGCTTTAACCTTGCACGAAGAGATGACCACCAACTTTAATATTCACGACTTCAACGACATCCGTTTTGAACGGTTGCAAAAAATGCAACAGCTGCGTTAATTATTTAAGTAATAAAATCAAATATGCCAAAAGGAAATCCAAACCTCGTCAAGGGTGGCCCACCTTTGAATCCCGCTGGCCGTCCACAAGGCGCATTAAACAAGTCGACTACCAAGATTCGGGAAGCATTCCAAAAGCTTATCGAGGATAACTTGGAGAATATGACCATCTGGTTATCTGACGTGGCCGCAGAAGACCCGAAAGCAGCACTCGACATTCTTAATAAGATGGCAGAGTACACTACGCCTAAACTCGCAAGAGTCGAGAACTCACACGAAGTAGCAGAAGAGTTAACCTCAATCAAAGTAGAGATTGTCCGTTCTGGAAGTTAAGGCCGGCCCGGTATTCGAAAAGAACTGGGATTCCAAGACAAGGATTACGGTAAACCAAGGAGGTTCACGTAGTTCTAAAACCTATTCCATTCTCCAACTCCTCGTTGTGCTTGCAATGCAAGAACGGGGTAAGGTTATCTCTATTGTGCGTAAATCGCTTCCGTCTTTAAAGATGACTGCCTACCGTGACTTTATGGAAATCGTAAAGGCGATGGATTTGTACGATGAGAAGCATCACAACAAGTCAGACCTTACCTACACGCTAAACGGAAATCTGTTTGAGTTCTTGTCGTTAGACCAGCCGCAAAAGAAACGGGGAGCAAGACGTGATTACCTATTCTGCAACGAGGCCAACGAACTAACTTGGGAAGACTTCTTTCAGTTGTTGGTTCGTACAACCGGGAAGATATGGATTGACTACAACCCGTCCGAATCCTTCCATTGGATTTATGACCGTCTGCTTACCCGTGACGATGTAACCTACATCCAAAGCACATACAAGGATAACCCATTCCTTGACCCTAACATTGTATCGGAGATTGAGCGACTACAATACACGGACGAAGACTATTGGCGTATCTACGGCCTTGGTGAACGTGGTATGAGCCGTGCTACTATCTTTCAATTCGGAACATCTGAAATCCCGCAAGAAGCAAAACTTATTAGTTATGGACTTGACTTTGGTTACACGAACGACCCCAGCGCCCTTGTGGCAGTCTACACACACGGGGATAACCTTTACCTGGACGAGTTGCTCTACCGGACGGGGATGACTAACCGTGACCTCCACAACCACCTGCAATCGTTAGGCCTTGACCGGAGGGATGAAATCTTTGCGGATAGTGCCGAACCGAAATCTATCGAAGAGCTGCACCGATTCGGTTGGAACATTAAACCCACGGCCAAAGGTCAGGATTCAATCAACGCAGGTATTGACATCCTAAAGCGGCACAAGATATTTGCCACGTCAAGGAGCAACAATCTAATTAAAGAATTGCAGAACTACAAATGGACGGAGGATAAGAACGGCAATCTTTTGAATAAACCTATTGACGTAATGAATCACGCATTGGATGCGAGCAGATATGCGGTTTATAACAAATTGTCCAAGCCGAATTACGGGCGTTATTCTATTAGGTGAAAATTTTTTTTGTGTAAATGTTGCACGTATTAAAAATCTGTGTAGTTTTACCACATCAAACAACACCTAAAACAAAACAAAATGAAAAACGCAACAATCGTCCTCGAAGCTTCAAACGCATCTTTCGCCTACCGCATCGTGCGCAACCCTAACGGAGTTCTTGCTTCTAACGGTAAAGACCACGAGTGGGAACTTCAAGTAAACCACGGAACGGGATTCGAGTTTCAAATGAGCTACAACTTCCCAGAGACCGCACGAAAGTCAATCCAGCGGGGAGTACGATACGCTGACGAACTCTGGGGGAAGTTAGGATACCAGATGTAAAACAAGGCCACCTCCGGGTGGCTTTTTTATGCGCTATATTTGCGTAAAGAGTTATTTACGTATGGAACTTAAATTAGTAGTACCAACATCGCTTGATGAAATCACGCTAGACCAATACCAGCGCTTTGCTCGTATTGAAGGGGAAGGTGAGTTCAAGCAAATGAAGATGCTCGAAATCTTCTGCAATGTTCCATTTTCCGACCTGCCGAACGTCCGCCTGGTGGATGCCGTAAACGTACTAAACACCTTGGCAAAGACCCTATCCGAAAAGCCAGGGCTAACAAAGTTTATAGATTTAAACGGAACCAAGTACGGATTTATCCCTGCCCTTAATGAAATCTCGTTGGGTGAGTTCGTTGACTTGGATAGTTA